TTGGATGTGGGCCAACGTATTCCTGAAGAGTTTCGACGTCGCTATCAGTTCTGGAAGAATCACATTCAGAAAGAAGGCGAGTGGCATCGTGTGATGGGCTACTACTGGCACAACAAGATTTACAATCTGCACTTGATTCTCGAAGAGCGTGGCATTCCGCACTTGTTTTTCAATGCGTTTAATGCGTTCCAAGTTGCCAACTCAGCTGAACAACTGGATTGGAACGATTGCTTTTTCCATCCTTATCAGCAGAATCTTTGCTACATCAACTACTGTGTGGAACATGAGTTTGAAGAAATTACGCCTGGCTGGCAACACTACAATGAAGATGCGCATGCCGCATGGGCACAGACCTTAATTGATTACATGAAACAACGTCAAGTCTATGATTCTATATGTAAACGGTGATAGCCATGCTGCCGCAGCCGAGGCAGTAAATCCACACGCATGGGCCCAGGACGACGGATTGTTTTATGGGCTAGGACGACAACCACATCCAGACAACGAACGTGCCAGCTTTGGATGTGAATTAGCCAACTGGCTAAATGCTGTGCTGTACCTGGATGCTCAAGCAGGATGTTCAAACACACGCATCATGCGTACCACACGAGAGTGGATCAAATCTAATCCCCATGCAGTAAAAGATTGTTTTATGGTAATCCAATGGACTACCTGGGAAAGAGAAGAGTGGTGGCATGAAGGCCACGACTTCCAAGTGAATGCATCGGGGATTGATGATATTCCAGAAGCCCTGCAACAACGCTACAAGCAATTTGTTATTGATGTAGATTGGCAAGAGTGCAGACAACGTGCCCACCGAGAAATTTGGGCATTTCACCGAGAACTAGACGATCTGGGCATACGTCATGTGATGTTTAATGGCAACAGCCATTTTGGCGGTATTTGCCACAAAAGAACCTGGGGCGTCAGCTACATGCACCCGTATGATGACGAAATGACTTACAATTCGGTATTGCGTGGGCAAGGGTTCAAAACGGTTAATCCAGATAGTTGGCATTTTGGGCCAGATGCCCATTGCTATTGGGCGGAATATGTGTTACAATACATTAAACGCAACCAACTATTGAGTCCAAATGAAATACCTACTTATTGACACAGCCAACATGTTTTTCCGAGCACGTCACGGTGCCCACAGAGCCAGTGACACTTGGACCAAACTGGGGTTTGCGCTACATGTTACAATGATGGCTGCCAACAAGGTAGCCAAGCGTTTTCAAGCAGATCACGTGGTTTTTGCACTGGAGGGTCGATCGTGGCGCAAAGACTACTACGAACCCTACAAGAAAAATCGAGCTGTGGCACGTGGTAAAATGACTGAGGACGAAGCAGAAGAGGACAAACTGTTTTGGGAGACCTATGACAATCTGACTAAATACTTGTCAGACCGAACCAATTGCAGTGTGATCCGTTGCGCAACAGCCGAAGCAGATGACATCATTGCACGTTGGATCTCATTACACCCCCAAGACGATCATGTGGTAGTTAGTTCAGACACAGACTTTGTGCAACTGGTGGCACCTAACGTCAATCAATACAACGGTATTACAGATGAACTGATCACATTGGAGGGTATATTTGATGCCAAGGGTAAGCCTGTTACAGATAAAAAAACTAAACAACCAAAAACCATCCCGGATCCGGCCTGGCTACTATTTGAGAAGTGCATGCGTGGTGACACGTCAGACAACGTATTCTCTGCTTATCCGGGAGTTCGTGAAAAAGGGACAAAGAATAAAGTTGGTCTCCGTGAGGCCTTTGCCGACAGAGACAAGCGAGGATACTCATGGAACAACATGATGCTTCAACGCTGGTCAGACCACAATGGCGAGGAGCACAGAGTGTTAGACGATTATGAACGTAATTGTACGTTGATCGATCTTAACGCACAACCGGATGCGGTCAAGGCAACTGTAGATGCCGCAATCCGTGAACAACTTAGTCACAAAGATGTGGGCATGGTAGGCGCACACTTCATGAAATTTTGTGGCAAGTACGAGCTGACCAAGCTCAGTGACCAAGCTGACACAATCAGTCGATGGCTCAATGAAACATACAAAGGAGTACTAAATGATACACGCCAAACCAGTAGTTGACAACGAATATTGGATCTTGAAAAAAGATGATCAAAAGATTGGTAACATCCAGGCTGTCAACGATGGTTACCAAATAACCATTGAGAACAAAACAGGCTTGTACAAAACCATTCCCATGTTGCGCAAACGTGAGAATGTGGAATTTGAGCCAGCTGAAAAAGCCAGCAAGCCTGCTACGGACATGGTACACGGATATCCTACCGGATGCAGAGCACACAATCCTATCTGGGATGTCAAGCATAAGTTGCCACTGTTTACCAAAGACACCAAAAGTAAATCATGGTACGCCGCTGGATGGTACATGATCAAACAACATCGCAACTGGAAACCGGTACAAAACCCCAAACTAATTGTACTTGAACGCTACAAGTATCAAGGACCTTTCCACTCTAAAGAAGAAGCTAGTGACCACAAAAGTTGATACCACCTTTGGTGAAGATCCTGATTACGACAAAGTAATCACTGTCAAGCACGGCAAGATTACTATCAATGAGTGGGGAGAAAAATATCTCACTCCAGAAGAAAATGCCGAATGGTTGGAGCAAGATCGCATACACGAGGCTGCTGTACATGCTGCCATCGCCGCCGGTGATTGCTTTCATGACCGAACTGATCAATACAATGTACAGATCAAGTGGCGCAATCAAGAAGTTCACTTGCAGTGGATGAACACCATCAGTCAAGAGAATCATACTATCTACCACAGTTACTGGGCCAGATACAATGAGAAGATGGCCGAGCTAGAAAAAGGATCACAATGAGTTTGCACATTAATCGTTTTATTGACTTGATCAAAGCACAAGAAAGTCGCGGCGGCAGAGATGTCACTTTGAGTCTTCGAGATGCCAAAGATTTACACGCAGATATCACCAAGTTACTGCTGGTTCTTGAGAAACTACATGAAGATCAGAACAAGGACAATGAGGTAGTAAAGGTTGAATTGACCGGAGGTACTTTTTAAAGTACCCAGTTTTTAGCATAAATAATGCTAGGAGTTTATCAATGAGCAGACCTAAACCCAGTGTGTTAATAGAACACACAAACAAACAAACTTACAAGACCGAGCAAGTGCTGGCGTCGGAAGGGGTGTGGGCTGTGTTCTACGACTCGAAACCTATCAATCTAAAGACCAGCAACATGCTGACGCAGTATCCTGGACCCAAGTACAAAAAGGTCAGTTTTTCAAACCCTGGCCACGCAATTAATCTGGCTCGTAAACTCAACGCACAGTTTAAAACAGACAAGTTCAGTGTGGTACTGTTGACGCAAGGGGCGCAAGTGTTCCCCAATGCTCAATAAGATCACATTCACTCAACAGCTACTGGATCAACTGAAGTGGGAGTTCAAACCCACACTAGATGACGCACTAAAAGACTGGTGGAAGAATCCCGATGAACATGCTGGCCTCCGGTTAACTGCCGAAGGCTTTTTTGTGTTTGGTCTATTGGAAATTTCACACTACGAGTTTGATGTACCACCTAGCATGCCAGCACTGCCTGGACAGTTGTTGACCTTGGATCGCAAACTCACATGTCCTTACTACATCTTTCTTGGCAAGAAGCCCAAACTATTATTGTTTGGCAGCAAGGAAGCCACAATGTATTCCTTGTATGGCAATCTTGAAAAGTTCCTAAGGGGTATAAGCCGGCAGTAATCGATCTGCTAGTGCCTGTGCCTGTATCACAAATTCTCGTTCCATCCGGTCTGGTAAGCCATACAACAAGTATTCACGATTGCGTTCTAATCGATGCTTGTAAGGTGCAAGATCTATGTTACCTTGTATTAGATCCTTGTTCCGCAGAATAGCTTGTTCTACTCGATCCAGGTAATCAAATTCTTCGTAACTAGTGTCTACTAGATCATCAAACATATCAAATCCCATACGACGGCATTGGTCCACAATACCCTTGTGTCCAATTACAATAGGAATCTGCTCCGAAGCAATTGCTAGTAGAGTTTTTTCAGTGACTATTCCAGTTACTGGGAAATATTCAGTTTCGTTTACAATGTTCACTGGTGAGGATCCATACACATACTTGAGCCTTAACAGATTGGGGAAGTTATCACACCCAAAATAATTACTGTAATCCCATTCTGGTAATCGTATATCTGTGCCAAGGCTCAACCATCCATTAGGCCATGATTGCAAGATGTCGGCTGCCTTACGTCGGTTAACACATGTGCGTCCATTTAAGCATTGCCAGTCATGTGTTCGAGGATATGATAATAGATCTTTCCACTGATCAAAGTTTTTAGCCAACTCATTGCAGAGATCGTAATTGTGATTGCTAAATTTAATCAAGTTCAATGGCCCTGAATAATAACGATCCATATCGCTGGTCCAATAGGTAACCAACACTTGACTAGCATTTGCGCCGTAGAAGTCTTCAACCTTCTTTAGTTCTAATACTTGATTATCTTTTATTGTAACAAAGTCTGGAAAATGTACTACTGCTAGAGTTTTGGGTGTAAAATCTACTACGTCTAGTTTAAGTGGCCAGCCAGTGTGTGGATTAAAATCTCCGTGGTATGCATGATATCGATTGGGTACCACATCAAAGCCCAGTGGGCCAAGTGTTTGATTAAAAAATTGTCCAAAATTCATAGCTGTCTATTTAACCTGTAAATACTGCATGGAACTAACAATTGAACAAGCACTAGGCGACCAGTGGGCAATGTTTTATCACCCGCAGTGGCCTGCGGAAGATCTGCAACCAGTTTGTACCTTGCAGAGGACTGTGGAAGTAGTTAACAACGAATTACATTATAATAACAGAAATTTATTTTCGTGGCCTGCAATGAAACAAGACGAAGCAGCAAGGCTCATGAGAGCCAACTGGATCTATCAGAGATTGGGTTCAGAGGCTATACGCAAACCCATACTTGCACATCAAGAAAACAATCAGTTGATAGTAGATTGCGGAGATACTAGGTTAATGGCCCTAAATTTGTTGCTGGATCCAGGCACAGTAAGTGTTGTGGTTGTTGTGCCAATTTCTCAAGCCGGGGAGTATTCTAACTGGCGGCAAATACATACCAATCGAGATCTTATAAGAGCTACAGGATTTGGCCGTGACGCTGGCATTGCAGTACGAGTCAATACCGATGGTAGGATTGAATGGTTGGAAATTGGTGATCATACCACTGCACATCATTTGCATGATGTAGATCAACGTGTGACCATGATGCAACGCTACATCGACACGCAATCAAATACGTTTGAGTTTTCAGTGGACTGGGCTAGAAGCTATATTAATTGGGACATTTACGCCAGGTGAGGCAAGTAAGCCTGCTTCCACTGCTCAAATTCTGCGTCCCAGTTGTTTTTGTAGAGTTTGAGTAGTTCTCGGTTGTAAGTGGCTGCTTTCAAACATCGGGCACGTATTTGATCTTGGTTTCCATTCATAAGCACTTTTGATGTATCAGTAATACTTTTCCATACAAAAATGCCTATTCTGTTTTCTACAACTTTGAGTCTATCATAGTGATTGTGATCAATCATGTCGCTCATGCAATCAAATCCAAGACTTTCTAAGTACGCTACTCCATAACGTCCCACGTATGCTGTCCATGGCACAGGTAACGTAAGCAGTCTAAAGATTTTTTCACTGAGTGCTACTGTATTATCGCTACTGTAGGTTTCACATTCAATAGTTAACCAACTGCGAGTGTATATTTCATGATGTGCAATGTCATAATTTTTCAGTGGCATTTGTGGTGCTAACAGTTTATAACTAGCTTGCCATAGTGCTTTGTCGTCATCAGACAACTCATTGTTCCAGTATTTTTCAAATACTGCAGGCAAACGATCAGTCCCACCAAATGTGTCACCATCAAATTGATCTTGACAGTTAAAATTTACATAACCTTTGTGTAGGTGTACACGTTTGGCCAACTCTAACACGAGTTTGAGTCGTCGAGGGTCAATTCTGTTCACACTGAAACAAAACTGTCGTTCTGGTTGCCATTCAGGCATGGGTTCATTGTGACTGTAGATTCCGTAAAAGCTAGGAGGCAACTGCCAAACTCGATATTGTGTTGGACATCCAATATAGTTGTCGGTGATCACTGTGGTGTTGCGATCAAACATGTAAGGCACATCCACATGATAGTTGCTGGCACAATCACGTATGTCGTCAACTAAGCACAGCACAACTGTTTTATCACCACGATGCCAGTTACGGTGTTGTTTATCATCTCTTTGCCATCCAAAGTTGGTTAGTATAGTTTCAAAATAATCCAGAGTAGCTTGCTCTTGTGATAGACACTCACTGTTCCAAATACCTCTACGATGAATAGGCTCTTGTGTAAAAGGATCAAAGTTCATGGAAATACTTATAAACACAAAACAGTTGACCAATAATTCCCCATATTTTAAACTGTCTATAATTGACTATAATCCACTATAATATTATCGATAATACCCGAGAATATTATCGAATTATCCAGGTAATACTCAGAGTATTACCTTGTTTTTGTGGCTTTTTTGCCACACTATTTCGGTTGACCAGAAATGTCCGATTTGCTATAATACACTATGAACTTAAAAAAGCAACCCCGCAAAAAACGTGTCGATCGTACTCATATCGTTTACATGATTGAGAGCGGTTTGGACTTCTACATTGGTGTAACTGCAAAAACTGCTAGTACCGTAAAGTTGAGTGTCATGACTCGTTGCCGTAAGCACCTGTACCGCTCACGTAGTGAAGACAAGAGCTGGATGTTATACGAGACCATGCGTGAGCGTGGTGTTGAGGCATTCACAGTCCGTGTTATGGATGTGGTGCGTGGCAAAGCAGAAGCGCACAACTTAGAGCGCAACATGATCCGTTGCATGAAGCCCAATTTGAACACTGATGTGCGTGGTGTTGTTTAATTACAACACTGCATTTTGGTTGACCAATAATTGCCGATTTGCTATAATATGAACATAGTAAGAAATAAGGAGCCACAAATGACTACAGAATTTACAACTTGGGAACAGATGACAACTCTTGAGCAGTATGCCTGCACCTATTGGGATATGTACAAAGATGCGTTTGGTATCCGCCCACGTGGCATTGACACTTCTGCTTGGACAGAGGCAGACTATGTTGCTGAGTTCAAGCAGTTGGAAGAAATTATCGAGCGTGAAGAAATCGCTCGTAAGGCCGCAGAGGCTATCAACCTAGAAAAGTTTGAGCGCCGTGTTGCTGAGTTAATCAGCATTGGTGCCAAGGATCAGGACATGGCCATGCGTTGGATCCACGAAGCTGAAGGCACCCAAGGCGACAATGATTACCTTGCTTGGACCCTGGGCTTGCCCTATCAATACTTCCGCAAAGCGGCTTAAGGAGAACACAATGGGAACACCACTATACATGGAACTCGGCGATGCTTGCCGTATTGTGCAGGAATACGCAGAACTCTACTGCGAAGGCAACGTTTTAGAAGGTCTTAAGAGCATGGAAGAATGCTACGACGATCTTGAGAAAGAAGAGCGAGTAGCCTATCGTATGTTTATAGCGGCAGGACGCAAGATGATGGCACCAAAGGAAACAATATGATTAAAGAACAAACGCAAACCGGTTATCACGATCAACGACACGGCGGTCCTTACGATCGCGGGCAGGCAGACTCATACTACGGTCGCGACTACTGGCCACATTACTTTGTGAGAGACACTCACAAAAGTCCTCGCATTGACATGGATCAGATGACGCCAGCCGAGCTTGCAGCCTACACAGCCGGCTATCGTGACAACGAAGCCAATGGTGACAAGAAAGAATGGTAATGAACAAATTGATTGACAACGGCAAGGTGGCTGTGCTATACTCGCCAGGGTTCGGTGCAGGTTGGTCGACCTGGAATCAGGAACTGCCCGAACTTGTGTTTGAGCCAGCCATTGTGAAGTTTGTGGAAACTGATCAATGGGCAGAGATGGAAACTTATGTGTCTCTCAAGTACCCGGGAATCTATAAAGGTGGCATGAAAGACTTGGCCGTTGCCTGGCTTCCAGTGGGTACTGAGTTTCAAATCAACGAATACGATGGTGCTGAGAGCATCGAAATAAAAGGAGAAGTAAAATGGATGACAGCATGAAGCGAGCAGACTTTAGCCAACTAGGATGGACCTCTTATAGATATGAGGCACTTGCCCCCGAGATCACAGACTTCACAGAAGCCCGGGCTGTGATTGCCTACATCAAGTCTCTGCTATGAAGGTGATTGTAAACTCTGCCGAGACTGTGGTACTTCCTTGGGAAGAAGGTCTACTAGAATGGTTGCAGGAACGGTATCCTTATAGTCGGTATCAAATTGTAGAGCTTGCTCAAACAGCCTGACACTAAATAATTTTCCTGCTATAATACACACATGCGCCTATAGCTCAGTTGGTCAGAGCAGAGGACTCATAATCCTTTGGTCCAAGGTTCAAGTCCTTGTGGGCGCACCAAATTCACTGGCCATAGTATAATGGATAATACAGTAGCCTTCTAAGCTATCAATCTAGGTTCGATTCCTAGTGGCCGGACCAAGCCCTGTTAAATAACAGACACTAGGAGAACACCATGGCTTCATATATCACAGCAGTAAAAACAGCATTGGAAAAAAAGCATGCCGCACAACATCCTGATGCAAAACCTGCCAAAGGTTCCAAATCAGTTAAAAAACCAACAGCGCCTCAGCCTATGGGCAAACCTGTTAAAAAGGTCACTGGTCGAGGCGGCTAACAATGCGAGTGTGGTGGAATCGGTATACACACAAGACTTAAAATCTTGCGCCGCAAGGATTGAGGGTTCAAGTCCCTCCACTCGTACCATTAAGGAGTAGCAATGCTCAGTCATAGTCCTGATCGTAATACTTTACACAAAGAGAACTACATTAGACGATGTGCGGAAAACGGCAAAAAACCCAATAAAGCCTACATCAAAATGTTCGAAGAAGCTAATATTAAAAAGATGGCTAAAGAAAAAGATCCTGCATGGCAACAAAACAACATGGAGTACGATATGCGTACTTCAGAGTTCATGCTGGCCAAAGTTCGTTCTAGCAAGTCCTATTCGCAGAATCTCTATGCGGCCATGTGCAATCGTACCTTTCAAAAAAACGAAGTTTGGGCTACTCTTAAGAATCAAACCTGGAGTTGTAGTTGGAGATACGCAGGCGGTATCATTGCAGACATGCGGGTACAAGGTGATTACATGGATTGGTACTGCTCGGGTATTGGCGGTGTAATTGGCGGAGGTAGTGAATCTAGTCCAGAAATAGAGGCAGAGATTCTAGCTAAAAAAAATTATGTGCCTGAAAGCGTGATCACTGATGAAATTCGTGAAGATTTGTTTCGATTGGGATGGGTTGTGCTAGACGATGATATTGATGTTGACTAATAAATATCGTTATGAAAATCACTATCTCAATGCAAAATCAACTATGGCAGGAACGTATCATTCCTGGGCCCGGCTACAATGTCACCGAAATTTTGGATGACATTGAAAGTGCCAGAGAAGCCGGCACCATACCCTGGGTCAACTGGGATCAGCCGTTAAGGTTGGATATTCAGATAGTGGAGCAAGTTTAAGACTGTATGAAGTAGAGAGAAAAGGATTCAAGACGCGGGGGCAGTGCCCGCCAGGTCCACCATAAGGAATTTAATTGAAAAAATATCTCATTAGGTATAACACAAAACATGACGAGTCCGATCTAGTTTGGCGCATTTTTGAAAACGAATTGGAGCATCTAGTTAAAGAATTTTATATTACAGTTCCAATGTATAGCGAGTCTAGTTTAGAAAACGGTGTGCAAAAATGGAATGTAGCATGCAAAGGTGTTATGCGAATAGTTGATGATATTGCTTATATAGAACCCTTATGATGGGCCTGACACAGGATCGATTGGGTCAAGAGTAACAACATGGACAGTCCGGCAAGGTAGAAGCCGTTAGGATTGGGGTAACCTGGTCGAAGACACAAAAACCGTAAATGCAAACGACGAACAGTTCGCTTTGGCAGCCTAAACGCAGCCTAGGGTAGGAAATACCTCGTAACAGAAACCACCAAAAAGCTCATTTCGGTGGGCTTTTTCATTGACTTATAAGTATAAACGCTATATACTAGTTGATATTCATTTTACAAGGAAAAACAATGACAACAACAATTACAATCAAAGACAAAGCAGTAAACGCTACCTATCAAAACATCACTGGATTAACAGGTGGTGCAGGAGTTGAGGCCGCATTTGATGTTACAAAAACTAACGGAACATATTCCGTTGTACTAGATTCATTAGCCGCAAGTGCAGGCCGTGGCTACGTTGCTGGTGACACTATCACCCTAGCCGGTACAGCACTAGGCGGAACAGTTGCCAACAACTTGATTGTTACTGTGGCCACAGTTGGTACTGCTGGTAAAATTGCTACCTTTGGTGTAGTGGGAACAGGTCGTGCAGGAGACGGCACCGTGGATATCGTTGTAGATGTTACAGGTACTGCAGGTGTTGACACTTACACCATGGGTGGTGCAAGCACAGAGTTTACCACAACCAAAACTGCTGCCAAGGTAAACTTAGCCAGCACATTGGTCAGCAACATGGAATTCAATCTTGCTGACCATGAGCGTGTGGTGTTCACTGACAAGGCCGTTGCTTATGATGCCGCAGGCCGTGCAGGTGATGTGTATGCATTGTTGGCTGCCGCACTTGGTACAGCCGACGTTACTAACGCATATAAAGGCATTGGTATCCATCTTGCAGACGCAGGGTGGACAAACAAAGAACTAGCCACAGCATTGTTGGCCACTGATACATACAAAACTGATGCAGGTGGGGTCAGCAATGAAACATTCATCAAGCATGTTTACAAAAACGTATTTGGTACTGATGCTACATTGACTCAAGTCACCGACTACACAGCTTGGATGACCACTAGCAATTTGAGCCAAGCAGATGTGTTAGTAGCCGCAAGTGAGTTGGCAGCTTTTGAAACCACAATTGGATTAGTAGGGTTAGCAACAACAGGAATTGAGTATACTCCGTTTGTTGCATAAAATGTAAACAAAAGTATTACATTTATAAAAACCCGCACTAAGCGGGTTTTTTATTGGAGGTTGACGCAATATTCACAATTTGCTACAATAGAAGCAAGTTAGGAAATAAAGTGTTCTTAACAGAGTCCTTCCAAAGTGAAGGGAATTGCAAAAACAAGTTGACTAGATATTGCCATTGTGCTATACTAGAGACTAGTTAGAAATTAACTAGATGTTCTTTAAAAAGTTAAGTTTGTATAGTACTCGGATACAATCCGGGCACTATATGTAAACGCATTAGGTTACCAACCCAGTAGGTAACTTGGCAAGAGATCAATCTGTGGCCGCACAGACTCTTCCAAGTTACATGAAAGATGGAAACGAAGCCGCAAGGTGGATACTGTATAATCGCGCTGGAAGAATTGGTTTGTAATGTGTTTGTTAGACAAGTCCGTGGACGGCACGGTAGGGCAGGTTTAAAACTGTTATTTCTAGCAAGCATCCTAATGTGTTTTCATATAGTGATTTTGGTCTGTTCGTATAGAGGTTATTACTGTGGATTGTCTATCCACTTACGGGGGTTCGATTCCCCCACAGACCGCCAAGTTTTGAGAGTCACATCGCCTGGATACTTCCTTCAGTAATGAAGCACTAGGTCCTGCAACCGTGACTCTCCCTTATTTGCTCGATTCGTCTATCGGTTAGGACATGCGGTTTTCATCCGCATAAGAGCGGTTCGACTCCGCTATCGAGTACCAGACATGGAGATGCCGCCGCAATGGTGTGGCAGGGGACTGTAACTCCTCCGACTTCGGTCACGATAGGTTCGATCCCTATCATCTCCACCAAAACGTTCCGGGTGTCTCCGGATAGTGTGACCCACACGATGAGAAGTTGAGTGACATCAACGGGTGGTAGTCTTCAAACCCAAAGGCCGCTAGCAATGCGAGAACGGTCCCTGTCGGGAAGCGGGTGGAAGGTACATATGGGGGGTATGATAGCGTCATATCTTCCTGTACTATAATTACCGCCGGGGGATGCAGAGCATATTGAAGCACATTAAAGATAGGGTCGTAGCGGTTCTATGAACTTTAGTACATACCAAGGTAGTTAGTGTGTTTCAATATGTTTTTATAGTCAAGCATCGATAAAGGTATCGTGACGGGACGCTGTCACTATTCGGGCCTAACTGTGCGAGGAACAGGTCCTAATACAACTGCCATTCGCTTGTCAGTGCTAGCTACATTGTTGACAAATCGGCATCTCTCGGTGCTTGACTATAAAAATACGCACAGGTGGCAGAGTGGTCAAATGCAACGGATTGCAAATCCGTAAAGTCGTGAGTTCAAATCTCACCCTGTGTTCCAAATTTTATATAAGTATTACCGCGGGAAAGTGTAGTGGTCGCACGTGAGTCTCATAAGCTCACAGATGGAAGGTTCGATTCCTCCTCCCGCAACCAATTTGGTGGACTTGATAAATAAAAGTTCAAAAACAGGTTGACACACAACCATAAATACAGTATAATAGAGACTAATATGAAAACACAGAACTATTCATTGCAAACAAAATCCATGTTTACACAGGCATTAGCCTGGTCACATGCGAATGGTCGCGTGAATAGCATTCCAGGAGACCCGGGGTCCGTGTAAAGTACAATAGTATTCTACCCAAAGGACCCTGGAACTAAACACTCCAGGGTTTTTCTTTTAGTGCAATGGCAACGAGAGCCTGCATCACTCAAAACTGCAAATGGGCGGCCTGTAGGATAGAGTCTCTTTTGTGAGATGAAAAATTACAGCGTATTAAAGCATTCTTTAAGAACAGGCAGCCTAAGTATTTTAGAGTGCTTTAATACACACATTCTAAAGAGTGTGTTAAAATTTGGGCTGTTGGTATAGATG